CCATTAGCTAAAACAAGAGAAACTGCGGTTGATCCGTCAATTGCTGATAATGACGTTCCTGCTGTAATTTCTGTTGTTTCAGTTGTTGTGCTTACAATAACTGTTTGTATATTGAGTTGATCCCACATATTGGAACTACTACCAATATCGTGTGTCTTCGTAACGCTTGGCAATAAATCAGTTGAAATGTTGCTGTTAAATGCTACAGATCCACTTGCGTTTCCTAGTGTTATTACATCACCTGATGAAACTATTGAGCCGCCTATATATAAATGTCCGCCAACCCATGCGCCGCCTTCAACATGCAGAGCAGAATCATTGCTACTTAAAGCATTTAAATCAAGATCTTTAATGCTTTTAATTACTAATTGAGCATTATCTGGTTTTATATATGATGCCATACGTTATTTCTTCCTTATGTTCTCTTTACAATATGTATTTATCAAGATTGTTAAGTATGAATTTCGAATTAAAAAAGGGCCCACTAGGGGCCCTTAATTATTGCAATAATTTTTAAATTAATTAAAATTTAAATGAAGCACCGATTGCCGGTGTTAAGTCTTCTGCATCTGTGTCATATGACGCTTCTGCATAAAGATCTAGTCCTGCTAGTTTACCTTTGATACCTGCACCAACGTGTTGAAGTTTATTATCTTCGTCACCGTTAGCAAAGTATGAAATAGCACCTGTTGATGCATTTACTTCATATGCTAACTTATCAGCTGCATATGTTATAGTATTACCAACTGACATATTTGATGTAAGATCAAGACTTGAACTAAATCCATAAGATTTTTTCTCAGTATCAGTATTCCAATCAACTGCTGCACCCATTCCAATAACACCAACTTTAAAGTCGTATGCTACTTGAACATTGTCAAGATCAGTTACATCATTTGATAAGCCGTCAAAACCAGCCATTGCTGATAGGTTACCCATTTTTGCCATCAATGATTCATTGACAGTAGGATTAGCAAGAGTAGTTGAACCTACTTTTTCTAGTCCTGCATCTGGGAACAAGTCGCCTTGCTTACCTAATGACACTGTTGAACTTGCTACAGTTGTTCCAATTTGCCAGTCGCCTAGTGAAATTGTTCCATCTGTTACTTTAATATCAAATCCACCAAATGCTGGTCCTTTTCCATCAAAGTCAAGTTTAAGTGTTGTGTTACTAACATACTTGTCAGTAGTTGTGTTTTTAGAAACATCAACTTCAATTGACGTAGTCAGCGGTAACGCTGGTGCTGGTTCAACTGGAGTTGTTGTTGTTTCGGCATGTGCTGCGAACGATGTCGCAAAAATAATAGCCAAAACGCTTGCTGTTGTTTTCATAGTTTTTCCTCTAAAATGCTAACTTCGTAGTTAGCTTTCATTGAACTAGTCTAAATAGACCAATTCTAACTTATAATTATACGTGTATATGTGAAACTTGTCAACCGAAATGTTGACTTTTTATTTATCAGAAAAACAGGCCCCTATAAAAATAGGGACCTGCTTCTTTGTATTCTGATTCAGATTACTTAAATGATAAGTTACCTGCATTAACGTCAATTTTCGCTAAGTAGTCAGCTGCATTACCAAGTGATGAAGCTTGGTTGTTTAGCTCTACATAACCATAACGTGTCATAAATGACACTGTTGGCTCGAAAGTTGCCGGATCTAATACTGTGCCTGAAGACATAAGTGGGATGTATGGGCAATAGAACGCTGCTGCGTCGATTTCGCCTTCACCTTTATATCCAACAAGAACTGGTGTTGCGTCTGAGGCATATTGATCAACAAATACACGAACAGTGTTATTCAAAGTTCCAACAAATTTAGTGTTAGTTGGTGCTTCAAATGGACCTTCAGTTGTTCTTGCGAACGCTGAAGTTGTCGCACTTTGTAGAACAGTTAACATAGTTGGTGAAACAACTACATAGTTACCTGCGCCACGACGTGTTCTTGCTGCGATCAAGTTAGCTGCTCTGTTAATAAGAACTGCTAATGCGGCATGCTGGTCACCAACGAAAGTTGCTTGTCCAGATACTGCTGCTTGGTCGTATGTGTCAGTAGCCGCGCCTGCTAGGGTGCGTAATGAAGTTAATACTTCTTGGTCAATTTCAGCAGTAATTTCTTGTGCAAGTGCTTGCATAATTTCTGCTTCTACGTCTAGACCGTGCATTGAATTAGCATCTTGTGCCGCTTCAAAAGTCCAACGTGCTGACAATTTACGTGTTTTCGCTTCAACTGTTTGTTTCAACACTTGAATTGACATTTTACGTCCAGCTTCTGCTTCTAAAGAAGAAGTTGAAGTTGCTGTTCCGTTTGATGCGTCACCTGAGTAACCTTTTGCAATTGCAAATGGGCTAAGTGCTTCATCACCTGCGGCAACGCCTGCTGCTGCTTGTGAATAACGGATACGTAATGTATGAATTTGTCCTACTGGACCAGTCATTGGCTGAACACCAACAAGTTCGTTTGCAATAACCGTCGGCATTACACGTCTGATTACTGGCAAAATTACCTTGTTTAATGTTGCGATGTTACCTGACATAGTTGAGCCGGCAGCCGCTGATTCTGAAAGATAGCTCTTGGTATTCTCAAGAACTGATTCCATTACCACCTTTTTATTGCCGTCTAAACCGTCAGTTAGGGCGTCTTTTGTTACGTCCCAATTTTCAAATAAGTTTTGTGACATGGTATACTCCTTAATTTGTAATGATACCTGCTAATTTTTTGAGGTTGATAATTTCAGCTTCGCTGCTAGTTTCCTGCGTAGTTGCTTGTTTATCACCTGTGATCTCAGTCGTCTGAGTCTCATTTAGCTGTGTTGTGTTTGCTTTTGCTTTATTACTATTCTCGTTCAACACTGTTGGCAGATATTTATTAAATGCTGCTTTCAGCTTTGATGTTTGAACTGATTCAAGTAAGTTTGTCATTAGCTTACGTTTGTCTTTCGATAAAGGTCCCATTAATTCAGCCATTGCTGTTTCACGTTCGCGACTTTCATTAATTTTAGCAACTTCTTTAGTTGCTTCAACTACTTTAGCCTCTCTATCGTTGATCTCTTTGTGTGATTCCTCTAATTGAGTCTTCACGTCTAAAAGTTCGTTTGAAAGTTTAGATATGTGTGTGCCTTCTGCAAGGTGTGAACCCATGAATTCAGCTGCAAATGTTTCGAATATTTTGCGACCGAACATGTTTTCTTTAGCAGATTTGATGTCTTCTTTAAGCATACCTAGTTCTGTTTTAATTGTAGATTCTACAATATCAGCTAGTTTGCCTGAAGATTTATCAATAAAGTCTGCTTTTGCTTTAGCAATCATATCTTTGCCTTCGGAAACAAGTTTTACCTTTTGTTCAATAAGGTCTTTCTTGTCTTGGTGGAATTCGTTAAGTTCTGAAGTAAGTTGTTCCATTACGAAATCTTCCAACTTCTCGAAGTTTCCTTCTTGTAGTTTTCTGTCTTCGCGTAGTTCTGTAACCTCTTTTTTAAGAGTTTCCATTACAAAACCATCAAGTAGTTCTGCATGTTCTGAAATCTTACGCTTATACTCTACTTGAGATTCAACTGCTTTTTTCTTGTCTGCTTGGAATTCTTCTAATTCGCCTTTTATTGTTTCAGATAACATGCTATCAAGTGCGGACACCATCTGCTCTTTATCTGTTTCATAACGATTAGCGAATTCTTCGCGTAATTCAGTTGTAATCTCTTCACGAGTTTCAGCTAGTTTTTCATTCCATGCTTCGGAAAGTGTTGAACGCACTTCTTCTGATAGGACTTCTGAACTTAGGAGTTGTTCTATTGCATGAGCCATTACTTTCTCCTAATATCTAGTGATTCAATGAACTTTAATACCTCTTCCTGGAGGTATTTTTGTGATGCATTATCTTGTGTTTTTGCGGCGGCAACGTCTAGTAAAATATTACCTCTTTTGCCATTCATAATTTGTTCATAAAGCGGATCTGGATACGCATCGGGAGCCGATGGATTTGCAACTATGTCAACCGTTTGGATTTCAAAGTCACTTACATTTCCACTTTCTGTTACATTACCACTTCCACGTGATGATACACCAAGTTTAACGCCATTCTCTAATAGGGTAATACAAATATTTCCCATTGGAGTTGGCAACAATTTTAGTCTTCCATAACCATCGCTACCTTGCATCCACATACGTTCAATCATATGCGACACACGGTCCAAATTAACTTGTAAGTCATCTGGGTGGTCAGCTTCGCCTAATACTGTATAACCCTCGTCAATTTTACCTTGAACTGAATTAACAGCTTTAGTAATTTCATTGACGGGATAAATTCTTTGGTTCTGATTCTGTTTAGCACCTTGGACAAAGATACCTTCCATGAACAAGTTTTTACCGCCCTTGCCGTTATCCACGGCTTCAGTTACGATTTTAGCTTGATCAAATGTAAGGTGTTCCTTTAGTGTAAACATTACTCAGCTTTACCTTTCTTCTCAGCGCCATGGCCGCGTGTCTCAGGTGATAGTTTTGCACCATCGCCTGGGTGTGTAACGCCCATATCTTTTGCTGATTTGTCAGATAGACCTTTGTCAGAACCTTTGCTTGTTTTAGTCATGTCAACAGTTTTGCCGCCCATGTCGTTTTTACCTGCAACTGGTGATGCTTTACCATCATCGCCTGCTGGCATATTAACTGGGTGCATTGCGCCGTCTTTGCCTACTTTTTTAAGTTCTGCAGCTTCTTCTAGTTCTTCTGCATCGCTTTCGTCTGTAGTTTCTTCAGTGACTTCTTCTGCGTCAGCTTCTTCATCTGTTGCTTCAACAAATGCAGTTTCTTCCATTTCTGGTTCCATGTCCATTTCTGGTTCCATGTCCATTTCTGGATCTTCAGCTGGTGCTTCGTCGTCACCCATGATTTTAGCAAATTCTGCCTTAAGGTCAGATAGTGCGTCTTCCACACTAACTAATTTGTCTTCGATGTCACCATGCTCTTCGTCATGTGCGTCTATATCGCCGTCCATGTCTATGTCTGCTGGTGCTTCTTCATCTCCGCCTAGCTCTTCTGCTGCTTCCAACTCGTCCATTTCTGGATCTTCGTCTTCGCCAAAAGCTTCTTCGGCTTCAATTTCTTCTTCATCTGTTTCGATGTCATCTAGGAAATCATCAGCTTCTTCATTGCCAATAGCTTCTTCAATTTCTTCTTCTGCTACGCCATCTTCAACGATTTCATCTGCTTCGACGATATCATTCCAGATTTCACGTGCTTTTTCAACGAAAGCCTCATGTAATAGATCTGAAGCTGATGCTTCGTCTCCGTTCACTAAGCTCTCAATGATCTTTGTATAACGATCTCGAGTACTCATTGTTTGTTCTCCTTTATTCAACAGGTTATAACATATATATTTAAGAAGTCTTGGTGTAGACCAACCTATTATACATTAAAAACCGCACTTTTGGTGCGGCAAGTAATATATTTACCTTTTTCGACGATTATTCGCCGTCTTGTCCAGCAGATCCGTAGATATCTTTATAATCTTCTACTCTCTCTGCATGTTCTGCCTTAGCAAGCTCTTTCATGTTACGTAGCTTATGTAAATGACGTAATGTTAACTTGGGACGCCTAGTATCATCTAGTTCCCATTTGTTATAATTATCATCTTCTGCATTTTGGGCTAAATCATTAAATCTCATCTAGATCTCCTTCTGCACCTGCATCATTTCCTAGTGGAGATGTATCGTCGCCTGCATCAAAGTCGCCTTCTGCTGCTTCGTTTTCGGCATCAACATCTGTTGGTTCAAATGTGTCTAGGTCTGTATTTCTAATACCCATACCACCTAAGTCTGTTTGTGCATTAGAATTAAACGAATTTTGATTGTTTTCTTCTTTCCACATACGCTCATTGTTAATAAGCTCGTCTTCGGTTAATCCAAGATACTTACTTAATATAAATCTCTTAGACATGTATGGTGTTGCTTCTACTTGTGAGAATAGACTTGCACGTGCTGTGTCAAGTTCTAGTTCTCTGTATTGACTAAAGCTCTGTGGTTCAATAAAGTTTAATTCAAATAAACTACTCGAAACTTCAATACCTCTGTTCTTTAAGAACATTTTAAATTCTTTATCCAATGGTGGAAGTAGTGTGTCTTGTA